TTCATCGCTGCTTTAATGCCTTGGCGGGGCCCTTCAGCAGCGGTTTTCCAAAGATAACTCTCAAAGGCCCTAGCAGGACGACCATATATATAATCTATTGGAGCAAAAGCTTTACCAATAATTCGGACTAGTTTTGAAGGCTTTGGCTGCTTAATTTCGTTTGGTTTAACTTCCTCCCAAACTTCTTTAGATTCTATTTCTTCGGGTTTTACTTCTTCCCATTCCATTTTATTTTCCTTTAGGAGCTATCAACTTACCATCTGGTCCTGCGTAAACTGGTCTTCCATCTTTTGTGTATTGGCCTGTGAATTTAAGCCCTTTAGGTTCTTCTGAACCTAAGCCTGGAACAAGCTGAGAAAGCAAGGTTATGAGGTCTTGTCTCCGCATTTTCTGCAAAAGCTTTATAACTTTGTCCGCTTCCTCTCTACTCGTAATCTGGTCTGCGGTTTTGCCAACTGCAGAAAGAGAAATTATATCCAACTCTCTTTTTCTAGGTTTTTGCCTAGAAAAACCATGATAACCTTTTACAAGGGCTTCTGCTTCCTCACGGCTTAATGTATCATTTTTTAATTTTTTGTCTAAGCCTAGGCTTTTTGCATACAACCAAAGGTCTGCTGGCCAAGTCCTTTCGCTTCCCATATATTTTTTATATTGTGTTAATAGGTCTCTAGCTTGTTCACGTGTTAGGTCTTGGAGGTTTGGATACCCCAACGACCTCGCAAATACCTCAAACTCCGTTGGCTTTCGGACTTTCTGCCTCAGCTTCTCAAGCTCCATTCTTCCAAAAATATCCAATAGGGTTCTTTGCATTGCAGCTTCCTCTCCTGCCAAAGGGCTAGGAACGGCCCTTGGCCTTTCAACCGTTGTAGGAGGAATTGAAACTTCAGGCATAAGAGTTAAGTCTTTAAAATAACGGCTCTTTAAAGCTTCTTTTTTTATGCCTGGCAATTCAACCCTTTCCTTTGGCCATTCAACTCCATACCTTGCTAAAACAGCTAACATTTGAGGAGTTGGTCTACCTCCAGTAGCCTTTAATGCTTCCAGCATTAGTCTTGCTTTTTCTCCTTTTTCTGCTTCTTTTAAAATTTCTGGCCTTGCTGTAAGCCATTTATACCACCCATACCTTTCCAAAGCCGCCGACCCTTCAGGCGTTGTCATGGCAAGGCCAGTAGCTAGTTTTTGTATTGTAGGCATAGCCTTTTCTATTGGTCCCGCCATTTTATTTGCCTCCTAAATCTGGCATGTTTATTATTTGAGGAAGGCCCTCTGAGCCTGGAGTTGGCTTAAGGCCAATCGTAGAACCAGGAAGGGCCCTTGTAGGTTGGGCTGCTGTAGGTTCTGAAGGAATCAAAGGAATCATAGGTTTTTTCACCATAGCTTGTCTAAGATAAAGTTTTAATAAATCCTCTGGTTCTGCTAAGCCTATTCCAATATTACGTATGGTTTTGGTCCAACTGAATCCATTTTTCGGTTCTCCCATTTTAACCTCCTAAAGCACCGATGCTGCTAATGTACCTATTTTGGATGCTATATCCCAACCAGACAACTGTTTTGAAGCTCCTAATGAAGGTGCTCCAGAAAGGGCTTGGATTGCCATTGCTAAAGCCTGTTGATAGCCACTCATCCTAGCTCCTGCTAAAGCAGTCGGTGCCCCTGCTGCAAGCTGGGCTAAAGCTTTTTGATAGACCCCACTTTGAGGGGTTATCCCTGGAATAGTCAACAACTTTCGTAGTTGTTCCTGTGCAGCCTGTTGGCCTTGTGCATACATTCCTTTCCATACACCTTCCGTGCCTGGCCAAAAACCAGTTTTTAGCAGTTCAGGTAATTGGGTTGTATAAAACTGTTTGGCAAATTCCTCAAATCCTTTAGGATATTTTGTTTTTGCTCCTCCTCCAAAACCCATTATATCCTCCTTTTCAAAAACATATATTCTTCATTAAAGCCAAAAAGCCTAGAAAGGGCTTTCCACCTTCGGCTATAACAACAAATTTCGTCATGTCCTTCGTAATGCCAAATTTCTTTCATCCTTTCAAAAGCCCATATCACATCTTCGTGGTGGTTGGGTTTAACATAAGCCTGGAAAATAAAAATATAATTTTTAAACATTATGTTTGTAGGCTGATAGGATATATATCCTATAGCCTTCCTACCAACCTTAAAAACATAAGTCGTGCAATTTTGCATATAAAAAAGAGTTTCTGCAAGGCCATATCCTACCTTAGTCTTTTTTAGAAATTCCTTTATTAAAGGAATTATTTGGTTATACTGGCTTGGATGCTGTATTTTCATCAAGTTTCTTGTTAGCCCCATGATATTGCCAACCCATCCCTAAAAGTTATACTTTTTGAATTACCTGAACCATCAATCCAACTCATAGTTCCTGTTTGTCCTTGGTATCCTTCTGCATAATAGTTTTCGCTGTCTATATAGTTATGGCAGTTAATAACATTGGCGTCTAAATTATTAGTATAAATATGAAGCCCACTAATAGTTGTAGCTCTTGTTCCATTTAAACACCTTACTTCCCCAGAAAACTCAACGGCCTCCTCTGTAATAACAACAACGAGGTTATTTGCCATGCCTTCAATACTTGAAGCCGTAACCCGCCAAACTATATTGCCTGAAGGATTTTGAATTTGGTCCTTTATGCGCTCTGCGAGGTTTTTTAGTTCCATATGTTCTTTGATGTTTTCTAAAACCGTCATATCGCTATAAAACCTGCTTTCTAGTCCTGACATAGGCTTTGAAGTTATAACCTCTCTAGATAATTCTCCGTTTATAACCCTCAAAACTTCATTTATTCTTCTCCTTAAATCCTCTAAATCCTTTACTCGTGGAATTTCAATAATCATTTTTGCCAGCCCTCTCTCTGTTGTCCGAATTGTAATGCCAAGTCCATAAACTCTACTGGGCCTGGGAACTCCAACCTATAACTTATATAATTGCCTTGGACTTCCTCAGGCAGTTCAATCCTCGTAACTGGCAAACTAGCATTTATAGCATTGGATAAGGACATTCCACCAATTGAAGGAACAGAAGAAATAGCAACCTCAGACCCGTCTACGATTGGTGTTACCAAAACATAAGCATTATCAACGCTGCAGCTTTTTAGGCTCAAAAAAAGCCTCCTTCCATAAATCTCTGGAGCAGCTTGTCCAAACCATTTTGTTTGGATTCTACAAGTAATTGGGGAAGAAATATCATAGGGCCCTTTAAAAGCGTATCTAACATCTCCACTTATAGCCACCATCAATTCTTTTCTTTTGTCCCAAGGCGATGCACTACAAAAAGGAATATTTGCAAATGCGATTTGGGTCCAAGCCTTGGCCCTCAAATCATAAACTAAAGCTGGACGTGTAGACGGTAGCGGAAAAGACAATAAATACATGAATTTGTAAAATACCCCTACAGCTCTCTCTCGTGCTGTAAGAGGAATACTTTTAATAACATCCTCAACCTTTTGACTAATCAAAATTGGCTCGCTTCCATCAAAATAATAAACCCCTTCATCACCAAGGAAAAATATTGCCGAATAATCCTGCGTAAATGCAATACTTTTATAGGCAATACAACCTATTCCTTCGGTAATGGATATAGGAACCTTTCTCCCATCATCCCATAACCAAATACTATGAGGCTTTAGAATATATAACCTCCCCTTCAACTCCAACATCCCCGTTGGCTTTTCTCCATCATGTCCTATAACTGCGGTGTTAAAACTGTCCCAATACCATGGCTCTAAGGGCCTTGACCATTTTAGTTTATTATCTTTCCTATCTATTACGAATAGCCTGTTACGGTAAACCGCCCCAAAAATAGCTTTAGGCGGAGGCTCATGGTCCCATTCAATAGCCTTTCCTAGCTCCGAATCAGCTTTAATATCGGAAGATATTACCGTAGTAGTGTTATTACTTATAACATGGGCAAGGAGATAATTCGTTAATGTGCCTCCTCCTCTATAAATATTCCTTGCTATTATATCAATTGGCCCTGTAGGAATATTCTCAAGCCTTATGCCATTTCCACTTACAGTTACAGGTTCCGATATTGGGGATGGATTTCCTTCTTTTTGCCCACTGGTAACATATGTAACCAAATAAGCATAAGTCCCTTGCATAGCCGATGAAAGGTTTATCGGAACTGCACTCAACACAGTTGTAGGGGCTGGACTTCCAATCTCTCGTTCATGAGTATTTCCATCATATTTAAACATTCCATCGTGCCTAAATATATAAAGCCTTCCTTCCATTACTGCCGAGCCTATTGGACCTGAAGTAGGAGTAAATAAAGCAAGCCTAGTATCTCCTGATGTAATATCTCTAAAGGCCCAGCTTCCACTAGCATCATCTACGTTTATACAGCATAACCTATCCACTCCACTTACGTCCACGAAATTATAAAGTTCGGAAATCATACTACTTATAACTACTTTAGACACCTGTCCCTTACGGGTCTTAGGCGCCCCTTTAGAAAACAGAAGGTCCAATACGTCAATGCATTCTTCATTATCAATAGCATGAGGACTTATCCAGGAGTTTAAACCCCTGGAAAAATTTGTCCTAACAAGCATCTTCTACTCCGATACTACTGGCGTAAGGCGGTAATCATAATTTATCATTTCGGCTGCATAGGTTCTTAATCCATGAACTTCAAGGTCATAAAATTTCATAAAGGCTATATACCTTTCATCTTTATCTTTTACCATAGCCATTGCCGTTGTCCACCAAACAACGGCCCAATAAGCAAAAGTAGAAAGCTCATTATCCTTTGTATCATCGGTCATTATAGTTGGTCTAGCAATATAATTTAACGTATATGTAGCCGTATCAGAAAGAGGTTTATCAAAGGCAATTTCATCCACGTTGGATATAAAATAATATTCTGGAACCCCAGCAGGTGCTATTAGTAAAGTTTCTCGTCCTATATCAGTAGGCCGTTTTGGGCTTAGGACGTGCTTTGAACTTCCTATTTCAAGACTTATTCCTAATTCATCATCTATACTTAGAAAATCGTCAGGAACAGTAAAGGTTCTGTCGCCTGAAGTTAAATTCCCTGTAATAGACTTCTTTGGAAGCCTTACATCCCTCGCTACTCTCTCACAGGCATCATTGATGAAACTCCTTAGCTCACTATCACTCCAGAATCTAGCAGCCGTTTCTTTTAATAGGCCCCTTACAGTAGTTTTGATGTTTCCTAAAGTTTTAGGCATTTTTTACCTCCTTATAAAAAACTTTTTCATTTATTTGAACATTCTTCCTCCTTAGAAGTTCCTGCTTGTCTCATACCACTCGGTTCCATCATAAACAAATTCCATTACACTATTAGCCGAGGGAGTTACGTTAGTCCCGCCATTAAGAATTATTCCAGACCCGTGAACAATGGTGGTGTTGGAATCGCCGAAAATTACTGTTATTTTTTGTCCAGGCGAACCATCATCTAAAGTAGTAATAGATGTAGCAGAAGAGTTATTTGTTTTAAAAATATTGGATTCAAGTACTGATGGAGTCGTATCACCATCAGCAAAAGTGATTATATTAACATTTCTGATTTTTTTATAAATATTAACCTTGCCATACCTATCAAAAACTGCTGTTATCTCGCCATTATTTACAAAAACAATATCCCTTTTATTGGTTCCATATCTTCCTTCAATAACAAGATTTCCATATTCCTTAAATGGATATGAAGCCCCTCCATCAGTAGTTGAGTGTATATAAGGTGCCTCACCTTTCGCATAACCCTCAGATATGTTTTGGAAAAACATACTTTGAACAGCTATTTTGCCATATAATCGGTTTCCAGTGCTATATAGGATATGTGCTTCTGACCCTCCATCGAAAGGCGTGGCCGCATAATTTTCCAAAATGCCACAAAAAATTGGGTAGCTTGTGCTTATGCCGTAATTCATGTCTGAATCTATAACTAGATAGTCAAAATAAACTGTATACAAACTGGTCTTTTTAATTGCCCAACTTGAACCAGATTGAATATAAACACCATGGAAGCAATTATTCAAACCGCTTTCAATTAAAAGGCTCTCTGAAGAACAAGCACCTAAAACTACCCTATAAAAACTATTAGCATTTGGCATAGATGACCCAGATGTGGTTATTTTTATATTATTTCCACCGCTTCCCTGTATTCTTACTACACCGCTAAAAACATTTTGATATGCTCCATTATCTCCACCATCAATGACAAGACCATGTCGTACAGCATTTTCTATGCATAAGCCATTCAGAAAAACATTATCATGGCTCTCTGAAAGTATAACACCATCAACATCTGCATTTGTGTTAGACCCTAAATCCACAGCAAATCCATCAATAACACACCCGACCAAATTACTAAGCCTTAATGCAAAACCCGTTCCTAAAAAGTTAGCCTTTGCCCTAACTCCTGGAAATTTCAAATAAACTCCTCTAAGAACATCAATTGGAGTAGAATAGTTTGCTTCATTCCAAATAGTGGGTGATATCACTACAATACCATATTTGGGGACAAAATTAGCAGCCTTAATAATTTTATCGCCTACATCAACACCATTAAACCAATCTGGATATGCAATAGATATTTTGGGAGTACCTGCCACCGTTCCATCGCCGTCAAATATCTGCCACAAGCCAGCGATAATACGGCTATTTACCGTAAGAGTCTTGCTGCTAGGAATGGTAATTTTGCCTGGATAAACAAGTTTTAAGGTTATGTTTTCTGGAACAACCAAATCATCAGACATAGATATATTTTTTGATATTAAGAGGGTTTTATCATCTGAACCTATAGCACTTATCGCTTCATCAAGACTGCTATAAGCATTCGCATTTGCAGTATTGGCAAGAGCAAAATCTTCTACATAACTTTCTTCATATCTACAAGGAATTTGCTTTGCATCCAAACTATGCCTCTCAATGAAGCTTTCAGGATGGACCCTACTCCTCCGCAAAAACGTCTCACCTGAAGCATTACCATGGCCAGGCGTAGCAAATTGTATATCCTCCTCGGAAATTTTACCAAAATACGGCATCTTAGCCTCCTAAACCTAGATTTGTTGTTATAAGTATGCCTTGTTCTTTTAAGCCTTCATATAAAAATCCTCTATCATAAATTAAAATGCCTTCCTCAGGCAGGTCTTGACAAAGCATCGGCCAGTATTCATGGAAAATCAAAACGCCTTCTTCGGGAGGCGTTTCTCCCTCTAAAACTTTAAGAGCTCCATCAGGTTGTCTCTCATAGATAGGCCACCCAGGTTCATAAAACTCTTCTTCGCTGGAGAGGCTAACGAATGGGTCATTTATTACGGCGAAAGGACTAGAAGCATAATATCTGAAAGGAGCATCTATAGGTTCATAATTTAAAACTAACCCGCCATCAGGACGGATATAATTTACATCATAGGATAAGACTAATCCATCTCCTTCTTGTATAAGCGGTTTCATTAAAGAACTATCGTATAAGAGGAGTCCATTTTCCTCCGTTCTTTTCCAACTATAATAATATAATAATAATCCATCATCTTCTAAGCCCTCTACATCTAAAAGTCTTTCTCGCCCGTAAAAGAGCCAATTTATCCTCTCATCCGCAAGCAAAAGGCCATCTTCAGGTTGAGGATTTGTCCACCACCCGAGTCCTCTAACCAAGCCATCAGGTTCTTTTTCTTTAAAGCCTGTAAATTCTTGATATTCTCCTTCGTCCCAGCAAAGAGGGCAGATATATCTACCTTTTCGTTTAGTCAACTTATTGGATGGCCATTTCTGGCCACAAAAATCACAGGTTCGGTAAGTCATTTCCTTTTCCTTTTCAAGCCTCTTTCCTTGGTCTTAGCAAAGTCTTTTAATTGTTTTAAGGTCATTGAACCAATTAGCCTTTTAATTTTATCTCTAACGTTTGGAGGAAAATCCCTTAACTTGCATTTTCCTTTTTTAAGGCAATAAGCCATTCCCATCAGCCTTCTTTGAGGTTTGGATGTTGCTGGCATTCCTAATCACTCCATTCTTTTCCCCATTTTATATATTCAATTTCAACATTTCCGCTGGTAGAATTATTTTTTATTTCTAATAACTGTAAGTAACCAACCGAACGGACATTTATAATCGTAGGAACTGTATGAGTAGAAGATGGAGAAATAGCATTTGAAATGCTAACGAAGGCCCCACCGCTTGCGTTTACTCCTTCAATTCCAGCTCCAAATTCCATTACAATATTATTATTACATAAAGCCTTAGCATTTATCTTTGGCTCCACAACTACAAACGAGGCGTCTCTGACATCAGCAGGATAACTAGACGTGCATACGATAAGAGTTTGGCCAAAACTTACAACTATAGGACTTTTGGTAAAATAACCTTTCACATACATTTTACCATCTTTCTCCTTTTAAAATTTTTTCATAAAGTTTCAAATATTCTTGGGCCATTTTCCTTCGGCTAAATTTTTCAGCTGCTTTACGGCATTTGGTTTTGTTAATAGATGGAAGTAAATCTAGTTTTATGCTTAAAGGACTATCGTATAACATACCATTCTCTCCATCTTTTATAAGCTCTGGCAAAGCCCCATTCCTTGTTGAAATAACTGGAACACCGCAAGCATTGGCTTCAACAACAAAAAGGCCGAAGGGCTCGGACCAATTTTTCATATCTAAAGGCATAACAACAGCCTTGCATTTTTGCATCATTTCAATTACAAAGTCTCTAGGACGGTTGCCTAAATATCCTATGCCATTTTCTATAGCCGTCCTTTTCACTTTCAAGGCGAAGTTTCTATCCTCCACAAAAATATCATCTCCGATAATAATTCCTTTCTTTTTATACTGTTTCATTAGCTGGATAAAGTAATGAGGCCCTTTAGATACGTTTATTCGTCCAACAAAAAGATAAAACCCTTCTTTTTTATTATTATGCGGTAAAACATAGTTTTCAAGGTTGATACCATTATAAACGCACTCACAGTGGATTTTCATCTTTTCCGAAACTTCTTTAGCGTGGTTTTTACTTATTCCTACAAAACAAGGCTTAGGAATAGGAGAAGCCTCATATGGGCATATTCCATGAAGGGTAGAAATAATGTTAGGATGGCCAGAGAGGTAAGAAAATTTCCTCCACGAGTGGTCATGAATAATGTCAAAACTATTGTAATATTTGGAAGTCTGAACAAATGCATTATATTCCCAAGCATGGGCATTAAAAGTTGGAGCTCCTATAACCCATGCATCAATATTTCCAACAGTGCCGATAAGACTTCCTTCGGGACATAGCACAACAACCCTATGGCCCATTTTATCAAGCTCAATAGCCAAGTCGGCTATAACCTGTTCTAATCCTCCGTAGCTCGGAGGTGGAACGGGGATTATTCCGCTACTAATTAACAATATTTTCATAAATCTTTACATACTCCTTTGCCATTTTTTTAGCACTAAAAATTGTAGGCAATTTTTCAAATTCATATCCGTTAAGAATTTTCATTATTGCATCATGAAAGTCCTTTTTAGTTTCACATAAAAAGCCGTTCTTTCCATCTTCAATCAGCTCAGCCATGCTTCCTCTGCTGTAGGCTACGACTGGACAACCACAAGCCATAGCCTCAGCTACAACAAGGCCAAAGGCTTCTTCGTAATGAAGGGGGAAAAGAAAGGCTTTAGCCTTACGGTATAATTCCCTTTTCATTTCGTGGTGCTTGGAGTTTAGAGGTAATTTAACAAAATGGATGTTCGGAATAGTTCTTATTCTATCTAGGACTTTTGCCCCGTAAATTAAATGGTCTGGCATTTCAAGGCTCCCAGAAATTTTTAATTCAAATCCTAACATCTCCGCCCAATCTATAACTTCATCAATGCCTTTATCAGGATGAAATCTTGAAATCCATAAAAACCAATCTTCTCTAACACCATTAGGCTTATAAAACTCCTCATCAACACCATAATGAACATAAGGCACATCTATGCTTGTCCAATTTTTAATTTTCTTTTGCATAAATTTTGAAAGGGCGATAATCCTTTCAGTTACAGGTTGAATAACGAAAGGAAAATTACCGTTGATAGACCAAATTATATTTTTCTTTTTATAAATCTGGCTAAGCCATGTTCCTACCCTCCCATCAAGACTGCAATCATGGATAATATCACATTCATTAAAAGCATCAATATAATCTTTAATTAACTGAAACTCTGCTTGAGGGTCAGCTCCGTTGGAGATAGACATATAATAGAATAGTTTGCCGTTAGGCGGACATTTAGAACCAACTTTGCCAAATAAATAAACTTCATGGCCAAGCTTAGCTAATTCTTTAGCTAAATCCCACCAAACAATTTCGCCCCCATAACTTAAAGGTGGTGTTTCTATGGCTGGGCTAGAAACTAAAGCTATTTTCATATTTTTTCTAAAGCTCCTTTTTCATTATAACTTACTAAGCCTAAATGTTTGCATTTAACATCCGTCCTAACATAAATCGCAATGCCTGCATTATTACACTTCTCACAGAAATAAAAGTCCTCTGAAACACCTCCATCTTCAAGGCCCTGAGTCCATTTAAACCAGGGCCTTTTTAGCTTATCAAAAACACTACGATGGATAAGACTAGCACCAAGGCCAATAACAATATTTGGTTCGGTGAAAATGGGCTTAGAAGCCAGTTCGTGGAGAGGAACTGCAACATATTTTTCATTTCCATGTTCTCGTATCTTCCTCCAAACCGCCGTTGTTCCATGCTTTGACCCATAAAGGGCTGAAATAAAAGGGTAAGCATGGCCGAAAAGGGTTTGGAGGGCGTTCGGAGGTAAAACAACATCACTGTCAAGGAAGAATATCCACTCACAACCTTCTTTGAGGGCTTGTTCTACAAGGTTTTCTCTACTTCTATCTATAGGTAATCCCTGATTAGCAAAAATGCTATAAGGTATAGGAATCTGAAGAGTTTTAAATCCTACTGCCCAATATACAGGAGCAATACCAACGTGAGGAATGCAAATCCCTAACCTCCCAGGCTGTTCTTCCCAAGCTCCAAGTCCCATCCTCAACCTCCTTAGTTAATATACGGAATTTTTTTGTCTTGGCCTGAAATGTTTATGGTTATATATCCATCATAATGGTCTAAAGCAGATGAACCAGTTGTTCCTGCAACATCTAATCTTAAAGCGTTATCAATATAAAGGTTGTTTGCGGTTGTGCTTCCAATAACTACTTTTTCGCCTGACATCATAGTCGCAATAATGTTATTTAAGTTGGCAGTTTGTATAGTCGCAGTTCCGCCTGAAAGCGTAGCTATAATTGCATTATCTATATTAGCAGTTTGAATGTTTGCAGTCTCTCCACTCAGCTCACTGTAAACACCGCTTCCAACAGTAAGGTTTTGGATATTTGTAATCTCACCAGATAATTCTTTATATGTTCCACTTCCAATAACTGCCTCTGCCAATAAACCCTTATGAATTATTCCATCCGTAGCACTTATCATAACGGCAGTAAGACCGCTTGTAGATATTTTACCTGAAGTATCTATAACTCTTTTTTCTTGCCCTTTTGGGCCTACAGCCAAGCCTTCTTGATAAAGGCTTATGCCTTTAAAATGCGTATATCCCATTTTAGCACCTCCATATTAGAGGCAATGGGGGTAATTTCATAAAATGAAATTATCCCCACCGCTATTCAAATCTTATCATCTTAGGCTCCTGGACTTCCCCAAACGCCTCTCCATCCTGAGAACCCAGTGCTAAACCTTTCATAGCTTCTATACTTTGCATCCATTGTATCAAAATCATCGTCATGCCCAAACTCAGGTCTTACACGCCAAAAATAATTAAGATAGTGGTCATCTTTTCCTGCAACTAAGAACCACATATCTTCATCGGTGAAGTAATGGCAAATCATATATTTTAGTCCTTCATCTGCCAAAACGTTTATTTCATTATCTCCAGTATAAGGCTTATATTCCGACTCCAAAAGCTCTCTAGCCGCCCATTTGTTGTTTGGATGAACGAGAAGAAGTTTAGGACGTATAACTAATGGTATACCCCTATCATCCGTCATCGTTTCAAATGCACTTATTGCAGATTGCAGGCTAGCTGGACTAAGGTCAGCATCTACAGCAGGTCTATTAGCAAAAGGCCCACTTCCTGCATGGCCTGCAATATCAGGATGATTGGATGCACATAAAGGTTTGCCATCAGGCCCAGGATAAGCAGGATTAAAAGCATGATTAAAGATATTCCAAGCATAAACCTCTTGAGTTACTTTCATGCTTTTAGCTAAGGCTTGGGACATCCGCCTCATAATTCCATATAAATCATCATCATACATTTCCCTGGTTACTCTAAAACCTAATCCGAAAGCTACATGAGTATATCTTTTTACTTTTCCTTCATATGGAAGGTCATATACGATTGGTGCCCCAACAGGCTTAGGGACTGCCATACCTAAACTTGAAATTTCAATATCTTCTTCATAGGCACGTTTTGAACTACCTACATTAAAAACCTGAGGATATTCTAAAGGCAGTGCTTTATATTTCTCCCAATAAACTTTACGAAGCCCAGGGGCTAATAAATGTGAAAATGCACTTGGTCTTGCTGGCATAGCATACCTCCTAAACTAGATTAAGGATTGTCAAACTGGCTATAGCCATGTTTAACAGTAAAATAAACTCGGCCGAATTGGTCTCCGACGTTATCTTTAAATCCTACAATCACAACTGTTGTAGATGTAGCTCCACTAACTCTTTTATCTACTACGGTTATCCCACTAAGATTAGTTAATGCACATAGCGTTCCTATATCCGTATTCATAATCTTTCCTAGAGAAGATGTTGCAGTATGGTGAATATTACCTTCAAAAATTACACCAGGCATAGCCACCCAAACTCCAACCTCAGATGAGACTTCTTGCTGAGCATCGTCGGCAGCAAAGCCTAAAATTTTTGCACCAGCCGTGCCATGCATCATTAAGCCTGGGCCTGAAAGCTTTACGGCTTGGCCCTGCTTAAATGACTGGCCAATACCTTCATAATAACGAACTGTCGGAGTATGTGCATTAAATTCATAAGCAGGATAAACAGGAAGGATTGTTTTTGTTGCCATATCGCACCTCCGTTATTTTTCAAAATCAAATGTTTTAATACCCCTCTTTTTCCCTTCCTGATGAAAGGTCTGGCGGAGACTTTCAGTCCTAGCTTGGATTCTTTCTTCTTTCATCCTATCTCTAGCTTCCTTCAATTCCTTCGGAAGCCTCATAACAATAAGGCCACCATAATTTTTACTTTGGCCTTCAACGGTTTCATAGCCTTGAAACTCCCTCATTTGTAATTTCCTCACATTTGTGAGCCTGTAATAAAATTTATTTCCGTGTTTTTTCTTATCCTCCTCTACTTTTCGGTAAAGAGGCCCTAACTGCTCGTTCAAGTCCCGAACATCTACGGTTCTATTTTTCTTTTCTCCTTCAATCGTGATTCCGTCAGCCATTTTATATTCCTCCTTCTTTATATTTCACCCATTCTTCTTCGGTCATGCCAAATTCTTTTGCCAAACGCCTCTCCTCATCCGAAAGTTGAGGTGGTTGGGATTTTGGAGGTTGAGAAGACGGAGGCTCAACCGCAGGCGGTTCTTTTTCAATCGTGTTTAATAAGTCGGCTCCTTTAACCATTTTATAAATCCTTTCTATAACCTCTGGTGTTCGGTATTCTGGACTAACAGCCTGCAATGCTTCGTTAATTTGGCCTTCATATTTTTGGAAATCTGAATATTTTGATTTAACCGAATTTACCATAACCTCCGAAGTCTTTTGTATAACTGGATAAAGATGGGCTTGGACAAGTTGACTAATCGTAGTAATAGGGTCATGCCAAAACCGCTCCTGCAGTTCTTCAACGAATTTTTGGTAGTCCTGCGGTTCTTCACGTTTTTCAGGTGGGGGTTCCGTTTTAGGCTCAGGTTCAGGTTTAGGTTCTTTTTCTATTTTTTCTTTTAATTCCAAATAAGCTTTTTCTAAGTCTTCTGGTTTTTCAAACTCTCCAGCTAATTTTTTTGGCTCATCTTTATCTTTGTCTTTTAAAACGTCTTCTATGCCTTCATCCTTTGGGTCTTTAGTATCCATCTATTCCTCCTCTCTTTCTATTTCATCCTGGGCCCAATTCAACGCCCATTCAAGTCCATCTAAATAGCCTTGTAGATACCTTATATTTTCAATCCTATCTACTCTACGTAACAAGGCTGAAGATTCATTAAATTTTTCTATTAAGCCTTCTTCAAACTTCCTCGTTACTTCATCCTTCTTCCATTCCCTCAGTTGCTGTTTCCATTCTTGCATGATGCAACTCCTCTTCTAATGCAGCCATTTTTGTTAATGTTGGGATTTCAGGTAAAAACTCTGATGGTTCAAAAACCTCAAAACTTTTAAGGAGTTTTTTGGCTAATTTATAATAACTCTGTAATACTTCTTCACATAGTTTTTTAATGGTTAAGGGGATTTGAGGATTTACCAAAAAACTCAAAAGTTCAATAAATTTTTCGTATAACCCTCCAAGTTGTTGTAACAAAATAAGAGAGGCTTGTTGTTCCAATTGTTTAGTTACTCCGCTACCAATTCCAGTAACATAGAAATCTAAATATTCTTGGAGGTTATCTGTCATAGAAACAGGTTTAAAGAATCCATATTTTACCTTACCACTTGCTTCAATCGTCCTATATTCTTGTTCAGGCCCGCCAAAGGCATTATAAAGCCAAAAAACCATATATCCTAGTTCGGCTAAAGCATCTTTTCCTTGTTCTACAAATAGGTCAAAATGCTGGCCGCTTTCTCGCAAGAGAGCAAGAGTGCCTGTAGCCGTAGCCCTGCTTTTTATAATATCACTTTGACGGCCGAGGACATAATCCGTAATCTTACTACGCCTTTCAGCATATCCCCTAACAACTTGTTCTTCTATAAAAGCACTTTGATGAACATCCCCAAGGCCGAACTCCATCAAATCAGTAGCAGGGTCATCAAGGTAGAAGATTTTGGAAGGATAAATCTGACCGACCTCTTTTCTGGCTGTTTTACGTGCCTTAAAGCATTTCGCATTAGCAATAGTTTCATTGTCTATCCTCTGGTTATGTAATGTATTTATTTCTTTTTGGGGATGATACAACATTTCACAAAGGCCCTTGGCATAAACTTCTCCTTCCCTTATCAATAAAGGCAAAAGAACAAAGGGCCTAAATGGATATGGCGCTTCAATTTCACGTAAGATTGTTTGGCTATCCAAATGAAACGTTACTACGAGGTTTTGAGGTGGGGAATCTTCGTCTTGCTGGAATCTACACCAAACCTCATATAGCTCATATTCTTTAAGTATATCGCTTTGTTGGCGCTTTAGCCCAATTTCGCTTTCCCTTTCTTCAATGGTTAATTCTCCGTCTTGGGCCTGAGTTTCATAATATTGTTTTATTTTTTCTATATTTTCATACAAGCCTTGTTTCTGTCTAACCACCAACTCATCCCAAACTAACCTAAACCTATGCCCAACCCATTGGCAGGTTTGGATATCCTTAGCATTAGGAGGAAAAACAAAATCTTCAATCCGAACAAAATCTACGCTGGCTTTGCCATTCCAATAAGCTTTTAAAACGCCTAGCCCCATTTTAACCGCTTGCATTATCCAGTCTCGGCCTTTTTTACGGATATTTATATCATCTTCCATTTTCGCATCCAAAAACTTTTCAGCATTGTGACAAATTTCAGGGCAGATATCCTTTAAGCCTTCTTCATCTTCAACCAAAACAGCTCGTTTTGGTCTTATACTAACATAAGGTCTGGCTCCAAAAAGGCTAGCATATAACCTTGTAAAAAGGGTTTCTACGGCAGTAGGAATAATTGGCACAGAAACATTAGAACAGTTTTTCCAGGGAAAATCTTTTGGAGGTAAAACTTCCTCATAAAGGTCATAGTATTCTTTCCACTTCCTCTCTAATTCTTTTCTGCTTTCTAAGGCGTTCCAAATTTGATAATATAACCAATTATCAAGCTTTTCCATTTACCTTTCTCTCCAAAACAATAAGCCAATTCATCCAAAATTCTTCTTTTTCTTTTAAAAAAGTTTTAACTTGCCAGCCTTTTATATCTATAAGATTTTTTATGGATAAATCATCAAATCTATTTATATGAGATGTATGGAGTATTTTTTCTTCAGGTATAACCTCCAAACATTTATTTTGAAAGGCTGGATAATTCATTTTATAATCTTCAAAATCCATATAGCCTTGGCTCATAACCTCCTCAAGTTTTTGTTTATAACCTTCCTCAATATACTGGCCTGGGCCATTTCCAATTCTTTTTTCTTCTGGAACAGTTATAATAACCTTTTTCCTGCTAACTCTACAAGCTTCTAAAAGGACTTTTCTAGGGTCCAAAACATGCTCTAGAATATCCCCTAAAACAACACAATCAAAACTTTTGTTTTGGAATGGAAGCTTATGCGCATCAGCTTGGACGAAGTTCGGTATATTCCATCTATCTATATCCACATTAATACAATTAAAGGCTGAAAGTTCTACAGGGTCTTCACCACAGCCTATATTTAATATCCTCCCAAAAACATTTTTTCTTTGGAAGCTCATCCTATCCATTTTTTATTGTGCCTACAAAACAATCAATAATAGTATTAACACCAGTTTTTATAATCAACAAAACCTCATCGGCATCAACCTTTCCATCATCATTCTTGGCCTTTTCAATTTCTTCTACGATTTGCTGAACAGCCTTGGCTGTGCAAATAACCATAGGGATGTATTTTATCCAATTCATTTTAACCTCCTTAATTTATAGAATTTTTTAAAA